CTTCGAGGGCTAATTTTGCTTCATTAATAATATCTTCACGAGTTTTCTTTGATTTAATTAATTTCAAATAAGGTTTATTTGACGGATTTAATTCGGGGCTGTATCTTAAAAACCATTTTTCATATTCTCTGCTTTTCTTTTTTGTTTTAAGTTTTTTAAATTGTTTTGCTTTTTCATTACGAATATCTTCGAGTGTCTTCTGTTTTCCGTAACAGCTTATACTAAACCGTCTTAATAACCCGTGTAGTTTAAGACGATTTTTTTGTTGGATTTTAAAAAGATATTCGCATAAACATAAAAGTCTTTTTGGGTTATAGTAGGATCTATCTGCGTATAAAAATAAAAGATAAAAACTCATCATGGTGTCGATTGTTGCTACTCTAAATATTTGACCATTTACTTTTATGGAGTTATAACTATGACAAGCAAGGGGCTTATAGACATATGCCACAGGTTGCGACCCGACACGTACTTCATAATGAGTAGATAAATATTCAGGAATCGCTGCCTTAGTTTCAATTGTAATATTTCGAATATCTTGTTTTTCGAGTGCCTCCTTTATTGCTTTCGCTGTTTTATCAGGCGAATTGGATAACAAATCAAAATCAGGTATTTCTTCTAAATATCGTCGCTCATTATTTTGCAAATAACGCGAATATAGAACATTTGCATACCCACCTATAAAAACAAGTTTTTCTTTAGAGGCAATATTTTTTATAGTCGTTTGTATTTTCTCTTTCTCATATTGGAATTGTTTATTATATGAACGCGCTGTTAATGAATGTTTAAATGTATCGGGATCGCAGTTTACAGCCTTTAAAGAGTAGTGACGGTTCAGAAGATTTAAACGTTTAAATACCTTTTCCCATCTAGAAATATCACCGCCGGGACGCGATAGTTCTAAATACATTGCCATTCTAAGAAAATTGGGAGGCGAATATAATATTTTATCTTTCACGAGAGCATTTCTTTTAAGACTACTAAACAATTTACTGTCAAGTTGAGTAATATCCGCAATTTGAAAGAAATTGACAAATACTTTATATGTTCCATAATGAACACCCGCCTTTGCTTCGACATCAGAGAACCCTTGCCTAAAATAAATATCGGCTAATTCTTTCGCATCATTTATTGCATTAGGAGAGAAGAAGTCATAGTCGGGTATTTCTAAATTTCTATTATAAAATTGCTCGGACTCTGGAAGAATATTATTAATTGCAGTACCACCATAACAAACCAATTTTTTATCCCGAATAAATTTCTCCAAGACGCTTATAATTTGTTTCATCACCGGGTTTTGGGCAATACGTTCTCCTCTCTTTTTTGCTTCGATGTTCATTGCATTTTTTAATAATTCTAACTCGCGGTTTTCATAATATAATATGTTCGAATCAGGTGAATTATTAAACATTTTATTTATTTTATTTATTTTATTCAGTATGTTAATTTATGTTATTAGGTATGTTATATTATCAATATAAAATAAAATAAATTATTAAATATAGAACTAGTATGGAACTACTAATGATGTCCTAGATACAATATATCATATTATGATGGCATCTTACCTAGAGGCGTATCAGTAAATTTGGTTGCGGTGCTATACCTACTAGATAATGGTGGTTCTGTAGGTATTACAGTAGGTACGTATAATAACGAATCCGGTTTGGGAACAAAAGCACTGCCTGCTTTTTCGAACAGGTCGTTATAAGTAACCAGGTTTTGGTCGTGATTTTGGAAGCTCATAGCCATTAACTGGCATCCTAATACTTGAGGTATTGTAGATATATAATTTATGTCATATTCAGTGACATCGGGCAATACTAGCGTGATATGCTGACGATTAAAATCAATAACCTCTTTTGGGTCAACCGTATTTTTAATAGTAGTGAAGAATTGGTCGTGGATAAAGGCAGAGTTGGTAGTTACATTTGTAAGCTCCCAAAGAACCTTAGATTGATAAAGGATTGACATCCCCTGTGAAGTGTTACTTTTTTCTACCATAATAACGACTTTGCCTAAAAATGTGGATATAGGCAATTTTATAAGATTTTTGCCGTTATATTCGCGACCATATTCTATTGGCAACAATTTATCACCTAGACTTTGATATATTTCAGATGCAAGCTGAGTAAGAATTTTTACTTTATTGGTTTTAAGTCTAAAGTGTAGTAAAAGGGGGTCGTTAGGATTAGGGCAAAACCTTGTTTCCTTTCCATCCGTCGGTATTTTAACTTCCGAAAAGGCATAGGTATTTATAGCATTTAACACGTCGGATATAGGTAATGCGTTATAACTTTGCTTCACTCCGACCATATCAATCGAAGAAACAGCGACGACGGGGGCGTCATTTAAACAGTAAATTTCAAAATCGAGGCATCTACATCCTTGAACAATAGTATTGTATAGGGCACATAAACTAACATAATCGTTTTTATATTGTCCGGATGCACAACAATTGTATGCTGTTTTAATATAAAAGTCGCGCAGATTTTTTTGATAATCTTTAGAATTCAGACTTGTCCAACTGGATGTGATTTTAGTCGGTTCGTCATAATAGGATTCAATGCTCATACAATTGGTTCGTTTTAAATTTAATTTTGTAGTCACATACGTAATTAGCCAAAGTAAAATAACGACAACAAACGCCATTCCAAACCAATGAATTGCGGTAGGAGATACACTAGTATGTAACATATCACGTATATTTTTAGCACTGAAATTGGATAATATATTTAAAGACTTGGTAGTAGTGGTGGGTACTGATGTGCTCATTTTTATTAAGTCAGTATATTATAATATTATATATATATTGATATTAATAATATTGATATTAATAATATTGATATTTAATATTATTGCTATTTAATATTATTGCTATTAATAATATTGCTATTAATAATATTGCTATTAATATTATATATATATATAAAACTTGTTAAAATTATTAATATGTTAAATATATATAAAAAATAATGACAGGAGGTTTACTAAATATTGTATCTTTCGGAAATCAAAATGTTATATTAAATGGAAACCCCAAAAAAACATTTTTCAAATCGACATATGCAAAATATACAAATTTCGGTCTACAAAAATTTAGGATAGACTTTACGGGGCAGCGCTCTCTACGATTATCTACAGATTCAAAGTTTACATTTTATGTACCACGTTATGCTGATTTATTAATGGATACGTATATTGTCGTCACGCTTCCCACCATATGGAGCCCGATTATGCCGCCCAATGATTGCAATGAGACATGGGCGCCATATGAATTTCGTTGGATTGAGAATTTAGGAACACAAATGATAAAAGAAGTTGTAATATCGGTTGGTGGGCAGACATTACAGGTATTGACCGGGAAATATTTACTAGGTCTTGTTCAGCGCGACTTTCCTGATGATAAGAAGAAATTATATGACCAAATGACGGGAAATACACCTGAACTAAATGATCCGGGAAATTCTGGTAGCAGGATAAATACATATCCAAATGCATATTATACGTCGTTATCGCAGGGTTCGGAACCATCGATACGTTCTCGCAAGTTATATATACCTATAAATGCGTGGTTTACACTGTCGAGTAAAATGGCATTCCCGCTTATCGCACTTCAATATAACCAGTTACAAATTGATGTAGTTATGCGACCAATACAGGACCTTTATACCATCCGCGATGTAATGGACCCCGCAAATGGATGGCCAATTGTTAGACCAAATTATACAAAAGAGTATATGCAATTATATAGATTCCTACAGTCGCCACCGACCGTAAGTCTTGCCGCAGATACATACCAAAATTCTGCTCAATCAGAGTGGAATGCAGATATTCACCTGATAAGCACATTTGGTTTTCTATCAAATGACGAGGCTAAAGTATTCGCCGCAAATGAGCAGAAATATCTTATAAAGTCGGCATATGAATGGAACTTCAATAATGTAACCGGTTCTCAGCGTGTATGGCTCGAGAATACACTTGGTATGGTGAGTAGCTGGATGTTTTTCTTTCAGAGAAGCGATATTAATCTGCGCAATCAGTGGAGCAATTATACGAATTGGCCTTATGGATATTTGCCGGTGGATGTAGTCCCTGCACCAGTTAGCCCCTTGGTCGATTATAATGGGCAATATGGGGCATTAAATTTGCCGTGTGTTCTTGCCCCACCAGGGGGAATTGG